TTCTGTATAAAACTCTATATGATTATTAGATGTATCTATAAGTATCTTATTGTTTTGATCAGCATCTGCGATACGATCTATTGGTGGACCTTCTGCTGCTGTACCGTCATGTGAGTGACCAGTAGAGTTATTAAAGGCTGCTAATAATTGGTTTAATTCTGCGTTAATTGGTGCTGCTGATATAACCTCACCACTAACGATCTGCGCTGCTGATTGCCTGGTATATCCTGCCATTATCTATATCCTGCATCTTGATAAGTAATCGAGAACCCACTAATACTGTATGGTGACTGAGTTCCTGTCGATGTTATAACCAAGGATATCGCTCTCCCTGATCCTTGGATGTTCGACTCTAGCACTGGACTAGTCGAACCATCATATCTAAAAGTAGCATCAAAGGTGCTATTCGTAGTTGTGTATCTCGCTAATGCACCTGATGTTGTCAAAGAATATGTATTTGGGTCTGGTGTATTAGGATCATCCCAATCATACGCTATACCCAAGTTAATCGTAGATTCACCCTCTGGTCTGGTGAATAACGTAATATGCTGAAATATTTTGCGTTTTTCGGTAGAGTCGAAATATAGAAATGGCGATGCGTAAACAGCAGTAACATCAGCATCATTAAATGTACTGCCACTTTCTTGCTGAAATATCTCACCATTTAAATCTCCATGTAGTGTGA